CGAATTTAGTAAACTCAATAGAGATATTGAAATTGCAAAAACAGAAAATAAACTTTCAACTGAAGTTGATGATGTAATTGCTACAAGTGAAACAGACACAATGGCAAAATCAGAGTATAGAAGTGGTTTTGATAACTATATAGCAGGGCAAAATTTAGGCGAAGCAGTGGCGGCAATGACTGAGGGGTTAGACCCAGATGGTGGTTTTACAGTTCCAGTATCTTATCAAAATACAGTAGTTAAATTATTAAATGATTTAAGTGCTACTCGTAGTATATCAACAGTTATAAGCACNAACTCAACTCGTAANATNCCTACAGAGGGAACAGCCCCTACATTTGCTTGGATTGATGAGGGTGGAATTTATGGAGAAACTGCTTCAACTTTTGGAAATCAAACACTTGCAGCTTACAAACTAGGCGGTATAATTAAAGTATCTGAAGAATTACTACAAGATACAATGATTAACTTTGAGAGTTACATGGCAGGACAAATCGCACTTGGTGTAGACAAAGCTGAAGCACCATCATTCGCAACAGGTAACGGAATTAAAAAACCTACAGGGTATGCAGTAACAGCACCAGTTGGACTAAACTCTACAACAGCAGCAATAAACGCAGTTACAGCAGATGAACTTATCGACATCTTCTATGACCTCAAAGCAGAATATAGAAAAAATGCTACTTGGAGAATGACTGATGCAACAGAAAAAGCAATCAGAAAATTAAAAGATGCTAATGGAAACTATATCTACGATGCAGGTATGAACAATAGCGGTAAATCTTCTTTACTTGGTAGACCTATTGTGATAGATAACTCTATGGCAGAACTAGGTACAGGAAATAAATTTATTGTCGTTGGTGACTTTTCATCTTTCCAAATTGCAGATAGAGGTGGTATGACAATCCAAAGACTTAACGAATTGTACGCTGGTACAGGTATGGTCGGTTTTAGAGTAACTAAAAGAGTTGATGCAAAAGTGATTATCGCTGAAGCATTCAACGCAGGTAAAAACGCATAGTTATGAAACTTATACTTAAACAGCACATTAGTGGTGCAGATGGTGCAAAGGAAATCGGTGACACAATAGAAGTCACCGATGCACAAGCAGTAGCCTTTATCGAAAAAGGTATAGCAGGTTTTAAAACTCAAAAAGAGCTAGAAGCATTTATGAAAAAAGTGTCTAAACTTAAAGCAGAAAAAGCTGAAGCAGATGCTAAAGCAAATGCAGTTTTAAAACAAAGTGCTATTCAAAACGAACTTAATCAGCTTTACTTAGAAGTAGTACTTAAAGAAGCAGAGTTAAATGGTGAGGTTTTAAATGAAGAAGAAGTAGAGAATGCAGTTGAGTCAATTATGAAACGTGACTCCAAAGGAAAAGGGAAATAATGCAGTTAATTCAAACAGTAGCACCAATAGCCGAGCCTTTAACTCTAGTCGAGGTAAAAGCTTTTTTGAGAATACTTGACGATACAGATGATTTACTACTAGGTACATTGATTACCACCATAAGAAGTCATGTCGAGAACATTACCAATAGACAGCTAGGAAGTGCTACTTTTGAATTATACGCAAGTGATTTTGTTACAAAACTACCTAAGAACCCTATTGATTCTATCTCAAAGATAGAGTATATGGATGCAAACGGCAACTATATACTGTTAGATAATACGACTTATTATCTTTACGAAAACAATGGGCTAGGGCGTATTGATTACGACACTATTCCAACAGTACAAGACCATAAAAAAGCAGTAAAGATTACTTTTATAAGTGGATATACAACTATTCCAGAAGCAATCAAATCTTACATGAAAGTAAAAATAGCAACTCTTTATGAAAACCGTGAGGAGTATGTTATAGGTGCAAATATTGCAGAATTTGGGAATAAATTTGTAGAGAACTTATTATCATCATACAAAGTAAGAAGCATCTAATGAGAAGTGGAAACTTAAAGCATAAAATAGAGATACAAACCTATATAGAAACATCAAATGATTTTGGTGAGGTTACAAAAGGTTACTCTACTTTTAAAACTGTTTATGCAAGTATCACACCTCTTGCAGGAAAAGAATACTTTGCTTCAAAACAGCTAAATGCAGAAGTTTCTCATAAAATAGAGTGTAGATATTTGAGCGGTGTTTTACCAAATATGCGAATTTTATATGGTGCTAGAGTGTTTAACATAGAAAGTGTCATAAATATCCGTGAAGCAAATAAAACTTTGCAAATTATGGCAGTCGAGGTTATTTAAATGAGCATTAATGTCAGCATAGATGGCTTAAATGAGGTCAAGAAGTCGCTTAGTGTATTACCTTTAAAAATACAAAAGAATATTCTTACATCAGGTATTAGAGCTGTAGCTTCTACATTTCAAAAAGAAGCAAAAAGAAATGTTCCAGTAGATAGTGGTGATTTAAGACGATCCATTAAAGTTGCTAAAAGAAGAACAAAAGATGGAAGTACAAAGTTCTCTGTCGGTATTAGTAGTAAGAAATATAATGTTTATTACGGACACATGATTGAGTTTGGAACAAAAAAAGCAAAAGCAGAGCCTTTCATGCGACCTGCTTATGAACAAAACAAAACAAAAGCTGTTCAAAGTATAGTTACAAAGATGAGAAGTAGACTAGATAAAGAAATAGAAAAAGCGAGAGTACAATGATTGAAAAAGCAGTATATCAGGCTTTAAAAAGTGTTACAAGTAAAGTCACACCTTTAATGCTTCCACAGAATACTACATATCCTGCGATAACTTATTTCAATGTAACTCCTGTGCCTATTAATCATTTAAAAGGTGAAAGCACAACACAAAACGCAAGAATACAAGTTGATATATGGGCTGAAAGTTACACAGAAGTAAAAAGTTTATACCTACAAGTAAAGACTGCTATGAGTGCAATATCTTTATTTATAGGTGCAAATGAAGTGTATGAAGATAAAACGAAACTATACAGACTGAGCTTAGATTTCAGCGTATGGGAATAAAACAAAAAAGGAAAGAACATGAGTGTAGCAATTAAAGGACAAGATACAACGATAAGCATATCTACAGATGCAGGAACAACTTACTTACCAATCGCAGAAGTAAGAACATTCTCTGGCATTGGTGGAGGGAGTGCATCAGTAATAGATACTACCCATCTTAAAAGTATAGCAAAAGAGAAAAAAGTTGGACTTGCAGACGAGGGGCAGTTAAGTTTAGAGATGAATTATGTGCCTACGGATGCAGGACAAATTGCACTTAAAACATCAAGAGCGAGTCAAAGCGAAATAGATATAAAAATTGAGCTAAGTGATGGAACTACAACAGGTACAACTTGGGAGTTTAAAGCATATGTTTTATCTTTTGGGAAAAGTGGTGGCGTAGATGATGTCGTTAAAGCAAGTGCTAGTTTAGAGATTAGTGGTGCTATCACAGAAACGGCAGCAGTTTAATGTTAAGTAAAGAACAAATACTCTCAAAATCTTCTTTAAAAAAAGAGGAAGTTGAAGTTAAAGCATGGGGTGGATCAGTTTTTATTAGTGAACTTACAGTAGCAGAGTTCAATAAAATCAACTCTCTTATGATGGGTAATACAGAAATAGACTCTGAAAAGAAAAAGCTTTCACTTACTATTGACAAGTTTGCAGAAGTCAGAGTAACAACACTTGCACTTGGAATTGTAAACGAAGATGGTACAAAAATGTTTACAAAAGAAGAAATAGAGAACTTTGGAAGTAACAACGAAGCACTAGAGTTTTTGTATGAAAAAATTACAGAGTTAAATAACTCAAAAAAATAAAAGGTGCAAGGCGTTTTTTGTTTGAACTTGCCTTGCACCTAAAAAAAACAGTTGGCGAACTTGAAGAAACATTGTCCGCAAATGAAATGTTTGAGTGGATGGATTATCTGCATCCAGAGTTAAAAGAAAAGAAAAAGCCTTTATCGGAACAGATAAAGGAAACAATGGGAAGATTTAAAAAGGACTAGTATGGCATCAGTAGGACAAGTTACAAT